GGAGACCCGCGTGGGTCTCCTCGCCGGTGGCAGCAATGCTGCCGGTTAGCTTCTGCTATCCTTTCATTTGGAGGACATTTCTCATGGCAACCGTTCGGGTTCGAACTAAACAGGTCCATTCCTGGCTCTGGCCTGACTTCTCGTGGCTTACCAGTCGTACATTTCTTGGTGAGGTTTCGTGTGCCGGTATTCCTTTCCGGCTCTACGATGGCCCCGCCAACGTCGTTAAACCCACCCGGGTTGACGGCGTGTCTCTGACTGATACGCTTATCGATGAAGTCGGTAAACCAAAGCTGGGTTGGAACCTTAGTCGGTTCTTTCCAGATAAGTTGCCGTTTCGTCCTCTAGTTGCCTACGGGCCTCGTGATTATTTCGGAAGTGGGGGTAACGAAACCGGCACTGTGCCCGGAGCTTCGCCTGCTCACACTTTCGACTCGTGGGAATACACACCACAAGATACGAGCGCTATGAATTATCAGGTCATTGATGACCGTTTCTGCAAGTGGCATGCAACCGGGGGTTCATACTGGGGTTCCCAAGAGGTGTCTGGTAGCAATACCAAGATACTGTTCTGGGGGTCCGATAAGAGCCTTACGTACATGACTGCAGCAGAGGCTGTTGTTTCAGCAAGTCAGCTTATAAGTGATTTGTTGCCTAACCTTGTAGAGGGTGGATGGCGTGAAAGTAGGAAACTATGCTGTGTTTCCCGTCCTGATTATGGGGCCGCTCCGGAAGCTAAGAGTCGCAAGACCCTGAGTATAAAGGAGGAAGCCCTGCTGAGCGACGCGCGTCGCTCTGCGTACGAAAGTATGCTACACCAGCCCGGCCACACACAGATGAATGTGATGAGATCCGTTCTAGAGCTGAAGGATACACCTGAAACCCTTGGGATCTTCGGGGACCTCCTAAAGACGGCAACCGCCGTTCAGCAAGTAGAGCGAACTGTTAAGTGGAGAAAATCCATTCCTGGACTTCAAGAGTTCAAATGGGCGTCGCTGACTTTAGGTCAATTAGCGGCGATTCATCTTTGGGCGCAGTTTGGCGTAAAACCCACTGTGTCTGATGTGAATAAATTCCTTAAGCAGTTGCATGACAAACCGTTGGCTATCGTAACGCCTGCGGAATCAGCGCTACTCGTCACTGGCAAGACCGTAAGGTCTGCCTACTCCATTGACACCGGAGTAGGGGAAGCGAAGCTTGAAAACTTCGTGCAAACAGAAATTCAACAGCGAACATCTATCCTGTATCACAACTCGAGCAGTTTTGCTCCCGTCATCCAGGCGATTAAGAATTACCAGTGTGCGCTCCTGCTACCCGAGGGTAGTGAGTGGCGCCACCAGGGAACCTTATTTGCCCGGGCTCTCAAGCCCGACTGGACGATGATGCCTGACTGGTTTATCGAGCTCTGTGGTACTGAAGCGTTCGAGGGTGAAGAGCTGGTCCTTCCTACCAAGGATGAGATCGGTTTGTATTTCAATCCTCCTGTGCTTTCTGCGTTTCAGCTTATGGCTTATAGCTGGCTGAGTGACTGGGCATGGAATGCCAGTCAGGTCCTCAAATCAATAGAGAGGGCCTCGCGCAGAGTCGTTGTTGGTTTCGAGGAGATGTGGGCGCGTGACACGTGGACCTGGTCACCCCGAAGGTGGTCAGTCATTCCAATCGTTGCGCACCCCCAGATAAGACTGCTTGGGAACACCGTGATAACTGGTGTTCCTGCAGCTGAGTACACGTTCTTCCCTGGAATAGGGTTCAGATATGTACCATGTATGAACATGAGTAATGTTTATGCAACTCCTCCGGCGCTGTCTGTGACCACACGGATCGCGTACAACTTTGTGTTGCAGGTACCCCCCACTACTCTGTGGGCGGACGTAACCCGGGCACAAATTCCGCTACCGCCAATTCGGCTACCCTCGTTGTTTGAGGGCACATTGGATGCATGGAGGATCGGAATCCTCGGTGCACTGTCTATAGTTCGCCTGCAGGCCCTGTCGAAGGCCCTGAAAAAGGCAAATTGGTCCGTAGCTAAGATGGCGGTGATGTGGCGTAGGCCTCCGGGGTTCAAATACCGGGAGCTTGCGTTAATTATCCCTGCCGTATTAGCTGCTAAGGAGTTCACAAAATGAATAAGGTTACAGTCTCCTCTATGACCGGTGTCGGCGTGCCGACATTCGGTAATCTCCCGTACTCTCCCGACAACTCGCAGAATGCCCGGCGCTTTATGACCGGCCTGACCTGTGATGAGTTCGGAGGGGATGTTGTACAGATCGAAGTGGCAGAGATGTCCGCTCCGTCTGAGTCAAAAGGCGGTCCCGCGAAAGCGGTTTGCCGCGTGAGAGTGTCCGTGCCGCAGCTAAAGTTGGCTACGACGGCAGGGACGGTTGGATCGTCGACTGGACTGGCAATGACTGGCCAGCAGGACTACATCCAAGCCGTTGTTACCCTGACCGTGCCGGCTTTGTGGGGCAAGATCATCCTGGGTGCAGTGCCCTCCACGGCGGAACTTCGATTCCAAACTGTGGGGCTTATTCGCATGGGTCTGTGTGAAGCTGTCAATGGTGTGATAGGGGATTTGAAACCCTCGACCGCCTTTGCCAGCACCGCATGGACCACGGCGTTGCCGACGACGAGCCCGTTGTATCGTGCGCTCCAGGGGGCGAACCCCGAGGACGTGTTTAACGGGTCGTACGGCGTCGCCTAGCGAACCTGTACCAGGACCATAGAGGTCCAGAAAGACTACGGTGTATGCATGTTTAATCAGATACGTGCTGTTACCGATGTAATCGGTGACCACCTTGCGCGGATGTCGGGTCGCATTGCGACCCTTCCGTGCACCGGAACAGCTGAAGGCTTGGTGACTGATCTCGCGAAGCGCGAGGTTGAGTTGCTTAGTCTTATCGGATCCGGCTCCGTGAGGAGGAATCGGCTAGACGAAGTGCGTAACGGTTTGCAAGCCGTACGTATGTTGAAGAAGTTTCGCTATGGTGGTGACCCCGACGCCCGCAGAGAAGCGGCGTTTAAGGGTTTCCTTGAGCGAAATAACGAGTGTCTCGTCGCATCCCGTGATGGGTTTGTGCGGAAGCAGTTGCTAACCCGCATGCGTCGGATACTTGGCAAGGCGTTGCCTGCCCCGTTTGACACACGGTTCGTTCTTCGACAGTGGATACGTCGCCCGGATTGGTTAGAACGTATTGGGATGACTCAGTATGTATCAATGCTACCGTCCGAGATCTACGAGTGGGAACCCGTACCAGAGGAGGTATGGGGACCCAGGTTCGGAACAGGCGCAGTAGAAGAAACGGAAACTCCTTTCTTGAAACGCTGGGACTTAGTCGACGGACGAAGTCCAATACTCGAATCGGTTCGTAGCGGCGATCTTCGTCGCATGTGGCGCGAGTTCCCTACGTCGGGAATAAGTCGCGCCCAAGTGGTGCCCAAGACGATGCTTGACGATCGGCTCATTACCATAGAGCCTGTCGGTCAGACATTCTTGCAGCACTGCATAAGACGCATGGTGTATCACTCCATCCATATGGGACCACTCAAGTGGACTGCACTGGATGTGATGCATCTTGAAGACGCTCAGGTTGTGAACCGGCGTTATGCGTTAACTGGAAGTAGAGACTCGACCGTAGCAACGATCGACCTAAAGGATGCGAGCGATCGCATCTGGAATGGTGACGTGGAGTACGTTATGCCTGCCTGGCTAACACCTCTGCTCTCATTAGCTCGAAGTACCCATTGCAAAGTGGGCGCTGAAACTGTGGAGTTAGGGATGTACGCCGGGATGGGCAATGCGACCACATTCGTCGTCGAGAGCCTCATGTTCTGGGCTGCTACCCAAGCGATGGCTAGCCTTCATGGGCTGCATTGTGCGGTGAACAGTGTGTTTGGGGATGACGTTGTCGTGGATATGATGTCGCTGGACTACTCCCGGGCTGCGTTTCACGAGCTCGGTTGGGTAGTTAACGACAAGAAGTCCTACTGGGGTTTGTGCCCTTTGCGAGAGTCATGCGGCATCTGGGCCTGGAATGGCCAGGTGGTCACGCCTGCTCGCTTCGATGGGTATAACCTTGGAACGCCTGAGGGCCGCAGTGGTTTTGCTGCGGCAATTGCTAACCTCCTTGATTCCAGGTCCGGTGTGGCGCTGGTTTGCGCAGACAGGTTGATGAAAGTCGCCTGTCCGTTCATTCCCGTTAGTCCACTCAAGATACCTGGGTCAACTGTCGTGTTTGATAAATACGGCATGTGGCGTGATAACCACTCGAAGATTCGAACCAGAATTAACAAAGACACTCAGCTAATGGAAGCCAAGGTCGAGAAGACTGAGGCCAAAACGGTTGAGGTTCCGGCCGATAGGTTTGGATACCTACTCGGCAGTCTTTCTGGTCAGATTCATACCGACGTTAAGCGGAACAAAAGTGGGAAAATCAAAGCCCACGTTGTCCGAATACCTGTACCACGCAGGTATACAACTCGCCCACGCTGGACGCCGTGCGAAGACGTAAGTCAACGCCCGCGTCCGAGTGGCCCCGTGGAAAGACCCGAAGCACTTCACTCATTTATTCAGGAGTTATGTCCTGGGAGTGACGATGTCGACGGTTAGGGGTTTCTAGCGAGTCATTATCATGGTAGACGAGCATCCAGCTCGTCGGAGATACACATCTATGCATAGGGTTTCGGGTCGGGGAGTAGACCAGCGCGGTAGCCGTGACTTGATCCGGCGCCGCGCGAAGTATGCTCCCTGGCCACCCGGGCAGAGGTAGTGTGCAGG